TAGAGGCTGAAATGGAGTGTCTTGCCACAAATCTCCTGTTGCGTGGACGATTACGGAATAGTAAATATTCTGGGATCTTCCACACCGCGGCAAGGATTGTGAGTGGGATACTTGGTGCTGTGCCAGACTTGGCCACACACCCGTTCCGCTTCGGACCTGGTTCTACCAGTGCTGTTAACGGACTTGAGGTAAATATACCTGGTAAGTTCAAAAAAGGCGCCTTACAATGTACGCGTGATGCTATTCCCCTCGTAGAGAGGATGTTGTCATATAATCCACTCCTATATGCGGCCAAAATTGGCGTGTATTTAGAGGGACCGGCATCGGTCTTAAAAAACCTACGCAAATACGACATGATCAACTATAATACACTAACTTTCGTCCCGAAAAATGGGAAGGTCGATAGATGTATTTGTATTGAGCCGGACATGAATGTCCCCTTACAACTTATGGCTGGACGCTATATACGAAACAGGCTCTTATTGGCCGGTATCGATCTTAGAAAACAGCAAAGTGTAAATGCTCAATTTGCCAAATTAGGAAGCCAGGACGGCTCCTATGCGACAATTGATCTGTCATCTGCCTCAGACACTATAGCGATAGCTTTAGTTGCCGAACTGCTGCCCTTTGGGTGGTTCGAACTGCTGAGTAATCTCCGGTCACCGTTCACCCGCTACAAGGATAGTAGCGGCATTGATACCTATATTGAGAACGAAAAATTCTCATCAATGGGTAATGGATTTACTTTTGAACTTGAAACCCTCCTGTTCTTCGCTTTGGCGAAGGCTTGTGTGATTCACTCAGAAAGTGATCAGCCTGTTAATGTGTACGGGGATGATATTGTTGTCCCTACGCACGTGGCTGGCGTCGTTTTAGACGTCCTAAGAACGGCTGGCTTTAAACCAAACGAAGAAAAAACTTTCATCACGGGGCCCTTTCGGGAGTCCTGCGGTGAAGACTTCTTCCTCGGTGTAGCCGTCAGACCAATTTTTATCAAGGAGATACCTAAACATGAAGTCGATAAGTTTAAAGTTGCGAATTCTATCCGTAGCATTGCCCACCTTTCTTATGGTGGCATTGGTCTATGTGACCGCCGTTTCCGTCCTTTATGGGAACGAATCGTTAACAGTATTCCACGACACTGGAGGCTTTTCGGCCC